TCTTCCGAGTCTTCTTCCGCTTGGGACGGGGTTTCATCGCCATCGACGTGCTGAACTGTTTCGCCACCTTGGACATCCTCGTATTTTGCTAACCTATTAGCCAGATCAGCATTGCGTGTGCGGAGGTCTTGAAGCTCAGGGGTTTCCTTACTTTCAAGAATCCGCTCGTCCCGCCCGTCAAGATGCGCTAGGATTTTCTCCAACGATTGCGGCGTCATCATAAACGTGTTAGCGATAATGTTCGCTGGTGTTCCTGCCGCATGCATCTTCTTTATTCTGGCGTATTGTCTTACGTTTGCACCTACTCGCATAGGTTTTCTCCTTATTGTTAAGCAGCTATTGTAGCTAACTCCTCCCTGATATACTGGCGAATCCTTTCAAGTTGACCTCTCCGATTCGTTGACGAACCGGCTCCACCAGCACCAGTATTACTGGTACCGCCTGAAGTTGTACTCGCGCCCGAAGCTGCCCAACGATACTGGACGATTATCGCGTCCTCGGTAAGAACAGGGTGAAGCGCACCATCGCCAATGACCACGTTGCTCTTGAGCGAGCCGTTTACATCGACAACGGGAAGATGGGCAAAATTAACAAGACCTGCACCCTCCGGGTATTGAGCCTCCCGAAGTGCGTCGAAAATTTGCTGGAGGGCACGATCAATAACCATGCGGAATGCGGTGCCGGTCCACAGGTTATTCCCAACTTGGATCACTACTGTATCGACAGCAGGGAGAACGGGAATCGCTGGATTTAGCGTTGCCTGTACGATGCTGGGCCGAATTGCGTCTGTGTCACTAACCGTGAAACTCTCACTCACAACTTTCTCCTGTAAAAAAGGGGTCCCGATACCGGGACCCCAACTCACACTTCGCCAGAAGTACGGGTTAAATCGTATCCGCTAGCTGGACTTGGACGATATGCTCGTCCTCAACCCTCACACTGCCGATCGTCATGAACGAATAAATCCGCCATGCGAAGCTGATAGAGGGGTCCTCGGCAATTCGGGACGTTATGTCCCTATTGACTTGCAAACCGAGCGCTTTCTTGGTCATCACAAAGCAGTCGATGTCGGTTCCGGGAGCGGTCGGGTGGTTCAACCGTGTGGATACAATCCACTGGTATCCCATCCAGTTGTCCACGTAACCCATCGTCTGCAACGGACGCACAGCGTTAAAGTCGGCACTGGTGGCTTCCGTCAATTGCAGAAGCTTTCTGGCCTGTACCGGGCCAATAACGAAGCATTTCGGTTCGTCGGGATCAATATCATTATCGAGGAACCTTTCGGTGACCTGAGTAATGAGATCGAAATTGAGGCTGGTGTCGTAAACATCAACCGTGACCCCGAACACCTTTTGAGCGGCGGGGAATGGATTGGCAACACCCAACCCGTCAAGGGCGGTTCCGGTCGCAGCACTGATGATTTCATCATCGTACGCTCGCCTCATAGCATAGCCTTGCGACTGTGCCAGATTTGAGTTTGGGTCGATGATCATCTGTACGATATCTTCTTGCTCGGTTGAATCACCGGTATCGTACGTGACAGGGACAGAAACGCGTCTTGACCAAGGCCAATCCTGAACAGGAGTGGCTTGTAGACGGGTGGATTTAACTTGCGCCTCAGCTGTGCCTAACCGTTCCCAGTTATGCTCTTCTGAGTCGACGCCTCGTTCGGTTACTTTTGCTCGCAACCTTGAAGGCATCTGTTGCGCAAGGTGCCGAAGGATACTTTCGTAAGTAGATACGAAAATATTGTCGACTGTATTAACCATTGAAGGCTCCTACGCATGTTAAAAGAAAAGATTAACGCTAGGAGCAACCCGGGGTTACCGGACCCATCAGCTAAGGCTCTTAGGACTCTTGCGAGCAACCCTCGTCTGACTCTACCCGCGAGTATACCACGTCCGGGGGGTTTCTGTCAACCCTTCGCAATAGATCAGCATAACGCTTCCAGTTCTTCTCTTGTAACTTGCAGATTTTAGTCTGCTCACTTTCCGGGCGATTAGGATTTAGCACACAGAAGTCCGGTCGGTCTTCATAGATTGCACAGAGGTTGTCCTCTGTTAAATTGATACAAGCCCCGTCACCCCGGTCGAGTTCGGGGGCTTTGAAACCGGCTAACTTACAACAGGCCCCGCATTTCCAGCATTTAAACTTACTGACCGGCTGCGGCAGCACGATTCAAATCTACAACCCGCTGTATGTATTCCTTATGCTGCGGGTGGCCAGCATCCCAATAGGGTCCCTTCGTATCCGCCATAATCTCAGCGGACCGCGCCTTAGCCTCGGATGGCGCAAGACGGGTGGTATGCTCGTCCTTGTTGAAGTTAATACCCTCAGTACCGAGTTGCTTGCCGATGTTATGTAGCCACTTGGTAACTGCCGGTGACAGCTTGTTGTTCGCAGCCGCCTCCATCATTTCCGGTGGTGCGCCTGTTCCCTTCATCACAGAATTGACTAGGGTAAGGTTATCCTCGTACACTATACCCCATTCCTGTTTTAGGGCACGTAGGGCAGCGGCTAACTTATCCTGATCACCTTCCTCGGCCTTGGTGGTGTGCGCTTGCAGCTGACCCACCATCTTTTTGTACTGCGCCTTGGTAAGCCCTATCTCATGGGCTAGGGCAGCGAATTCAATCAACTTAGTCGCATCCACTTCCTCCGGATGCTCATAACCTTCCGCCGATTCCGGTCGCCCCATGGCCTTGTACAGCGCGGTCATTTGCTCGGGGTTTTCCTGATCGGGGGTAGGGATTAAACCCGGTACTTTCTCGGTCAACTTGAGGTGAAACGCTGCTAACGCATCTTTACCTGCATCCGTACCCGGGACCCGTATCATTTGACCTTGAGCAGACAGAGTGTCAATGAACTGCTTTGCAAGGCCCCCTACGTCTTTAACGTCTTTGAGGGACGCGTGATCGCGTAAATCCTCAGGTAGACTCGCTCTCCAATCTTCTGGCATCTTCTTCGTACCTTATTAGTTGTGTTATATAAATGTAAACGTCTCTCTTGCCGACGTTATAATTAGTTTCAGCATCACTCTTCCCCAATAGTACATCAGGGTTGAACTCGTCCTCCAAATCTCGAAGGACGAGTTTCCCTGCTGGCGAAGTGAAAAGTTTCTGAAACCTGCCTGCTTTATTACGCAGCCTCTTCTTGGTCTCTTCCTTCAAGGCCCGGTACCTCCTGTAGTGCTGCTTCACCCTTGGCCATGGCCTCACGACCCTTGCCAACCTGCTCGTCGACCTCGCCCTGAATCATCTCAGCTTGCGCTTCCTCTCGCTCTTGTCGACGTTTCTTGATCTGGTTGTTACTGCGCATAAGCTTGGCTGGCACACCCTCCAACGATCCGAGTTCTTTAGCAATCGCATCCCAATCCGGGATGTCCAAAATCTCAGGCTCCACTTCACTAAGCTCGGCAAGCGAGGCGACCCAACGGGCGACACCTTGAGCGATATCAGCTCTTTGTGCACGTACAAGTGGTCCGGTGTAGATAATGTCAAGCTCGCCTGAGGAGTCCAAGACGATCGATGGAGGTTCTCCCAACTGTCCGGCTCGATATAGGATATTGAAAGTCCTCTGTACGAGAGGGTCCAAATAATCCGATTGGAGGCGGCCAAGTGTGGGTCCCAGTAACCTTTGCATGAGTTCATAGCGCGTTTGAACCTCAGTCGCGGTCATTGCCGGAGACTCCTTAAGCTCCAGTTGATCCACGAAGAAAATAGAGCGAATCTGACGTTGCAACTCGGTCCTCTGTAGTTGGCTCACGTCAAATCGCGCCCCCGACTCGTAGGGTTCCATACTATCCATAGTACGTACTACAGTCAGGCCAGCAGGTTCCAAGTCGAGGTCGGACAGTAGGCCCCGCTCTGTAACTTTGGTCGGAGGGTCGACTACCTTCTCTGTCGCTTTAAGTATAAGCTCCACGAGACTGTTGATAGTCAGTATATCCGGCAGGGCAATCATTGCTGGGCCGTGGCCCCACATCGACTTGGAAGTTTTACGCCATCTAGGTATAAAGGATGGGTTCTCA